GCCCTTAGTGGTTAGATAGCGCTCCAGGTCAGCTTGCCTAGTAGCAGCCTCTATTACGTTACGATTCTGACCGGGAAACCATTTTTCAATTTCATCTCTCAGCCACCATTTAGCTGAGTTAGTACAAATGATCAAGACCCTATCATTATTCCCAGACAGCTCAATTGCTTCGATAGCTTGAGCAGTCTTTCCCATCCCTACATCATCAGCTAGGATACACCGCCGTGTTTTTAGCAGATAGTTGACGCCCACCCGTTGGAATGCTTTTAGTCGAGTGTCTACACCAGGTATTCGAATATCGGATAGCTTGGTGAGTTGGATGCTTTTAGTCTCATATTCGATAGTACTCTTGTACCATGCCTTAGTATCCTCGCTTAGTTGCACAGGAGGGGGTAGATCCCTCAATAGAAGTTCTAATAGACGAGGCTCCTTCGGCACCCAGGCGACATCACCATCCGTTTTTACACCCTCCATAGAATACAGAGCAGAGATGAGAGGCTTCGGTAGCTCCCCAGTTATTCTGAGTTTGAGATTAGATCTTAGTGTTGGCCGCACTAAGCCGATTTGAATGCTAGAATCGGGTAACATTACGTCTCTGTCCTCTATAATGTCTATATTCTTTATAGAACCCTGCCTTAGCTAGGTAGCGCAAGCCGTGTTTAGTCGCATCTCTAGCATGTCGATCAAATCCTTTTATCCCTTTGAGATAAATACCTGATCTATAAGCGGGTCCCTTAGATACACAGGTAATTCCTGCTTCGTCTGCTACAAACTTGATCACCCCGATAACTTGGATGGTTGGAAAGGAACTACCAATCAGGTGCCTGGCAGCGCCTGCTCGCAAATTGAAAGACTCGAACAATACTACGGTAGGTTGATGTTTATCTATGAGCGGTTTAACTTCACTCCATAGGCTAAAAGAGCCTCCAACTATCCGTCCCTCAGCTAAAAAACTCCACCCAGTTGTCTCCCCCGGATCGAATACGAGTAGTCTCATTTCGCATCGAGGTGAACATGGGCATGTCGCTCTCGTAGAGACTTCTCTTCGATCAAGTATTTCGAGGGTATAACCCTCAGTTTACAAATTGGGCTGAACGGATCTATCAAGGCTACCTCCTTGTGCTTGCACCAGCTATAGATTGTTGAGATGTGAATAGATAATAGCCGCGCAGCTTCGTTGGGTGTCAAGTAGTTTGCTCCCTCATACTCAATCATTGGGCACCTCCTTCATTAGCCCGTCGTCGAGTGCCTTTTGAAACTCTCCCCAACTTGACCAACCCATTGTTTCCCACAAATAGCGCTCAGTGACCTGTCTAGTATCGCTCATCTCCTCTTGTTTCGTATCTGATTTACTACCCACCATTATGCGCCTTTCACCCTTGCCACTACACCGCTCGCACCGAATTGCCGCAGTAACGGCTTGCGGCTTAGAAACCACTATCCATCCTCTGCCCTTGCAGCGCGGGCACTGCACCTTTATGATCATCTGTCCACCCTCCTACCTATTGGGCTATCCGGCGGTCTTGCGTTGTCGCGAGCCTCTTGCACTTTATCAATATCATGTTCCTCTCCCATCAGCCCGGCGGAGGCAAGAGCCTCTCTGATCGTTGCGACGGGGTAGCCGCATTCGACAAAGAAGCACCCGGCAATAGTTTTATGGCGTACCACCACCCAGTGTGGCGGCCTATCCTTTAGTTGACAGACGTGCTTCAGCTCCATATCCTCCCACACATCCACTTGGTTTAGTGCCGCCCCGATCTCTGCGAGTGGTTTGAGGCGGTCTACCTCATCTAGCACATCATCGATTGCACGACTGAGCTTATTGTAGTAGTCACTGTCGCCAGCTATATCATGTGAGCCCCGCTCTAGCATTTCTCGTGTTTCCTCACTCATTGCCTTGCGCATCAGCCCACCTCCACAAAGCCAGCCGTAGGCTCGCCCCACTCTTGCTGCCATTGGACGGGATGTACCCCCACCCACTGACAAGGCTCTCCGGCCAAAAAGTCTACCTGTCGATATAGACTCCCTCGCTCTGCCCGCAAGCGGTCTACTTCGTCCAGCAAAGCACCGACTGCATTCCAGCATACTGACACCCTACCCATCATGACAGACAACTCTCTGATTTGCTCTAGTTGCTCGTTACTCATCTTTATCCTTTTCCGGTGTCTTGTAAATAACGACCATGCCCTGAGTAGCTGCATAACGAGCTGCCAAGTGGTCACTCTCATAAACGGCGAACCAAGGCTGATCACAATAAACCCCCGGTTCACCATAGGCGACTATTCTGGTAACCCCACCCTGCCCGACACGTACACCCGAGTCGTCCTCATAAGCTAGCATGGATATTTCTCGGTCATCATCAAGTATTTTATCTACCGCCATCTTTCTCCTTTTCTACAATATACTCTTTCATGTCTTTCTTATCATAGGAATATCCTACTGCAATATCTACACCCGCTGTAAAGTCTGCGCCCAAGATATGTGTCCCTGCGTCTAGCATTTCTTGGCTTACTCTAGCTGCTACTGATGATATGTGCTCAGTAGGAAACTCTAGCAGCAAGGAGTCGTGTGTGGGAAACAGAATTGTTCCCCCATACTGTCCGATCCACTTATTGGTTTCGATTAGGCTGAGAGTACACATATCTGAGCTGGTTCCCTGCACAGGCATGTTGATTGCCTGTCTCCCGATGTCAGCCCACAGCTTAGCTAGTATCAGCGGGAAGCGTCTGCGGCGGCCTGTAGGTGTGGTAACATACTGTTGAGTCTTGACGAGCCTAAGCTGTTCTTGCTGCCACTCATCAACCCCTAAGAGATTGATAACCATAGTTCGGATTTGTTTGGCCACACCAAGGGATACTCCCAGTGCCTCGGAAATACTTTTAGCTCCTCGGTAATAGGCAACGCCAAAGTTAACCTCTTTGACTCCGGTTCTGTGCAACTCTGGGTTATACTTGTCGCTATAGATATGCTGTCCCACATAGTTATGAGGGTCCTTTCCTGCTTTGAACAACTCCAATAGATTCTTAGAGCCCGCTAGAGCGCAGAGCACTCTCAACTCGGACGCTTTGTAGTCTATAGTAAGCAGGATATTGCCTGGTTCAGGGACTATTAGGCTTCGGATCGGGCCAGTACGTGTGAGATTCATCATATTAGGTTTACTACCAGATAAACGCCCCGTAACTGTGCCAAATAGCCTCAAGCCTGGGTGAACCCGCCCATCGGATTCTGGGTAAAGGTTCGAGAGATACGTTTTGATAAGCTGATGCGCCTCTCGATATTGTACCATCTGGGTAGCAAACTTGCTACAGGGGTAGCAGGGTTGTGCTAGGCGCTTCAGTTGGTCCTTGGCTGTGGTTTTATCTTTACGCCCATAAGGTGCTGAAGCAGGCTCTGAAGACTCCACAGGGAGAGGCTTTGACCTAGAGAACGGTGGAGATTTGTAGACATCGTAGATGATATGACCAACCTGCGGATGTGAGTTTGGGTTGAACTCGGGATCTTTGAGATCTTCCTGCATCGCAGCTCTCAGGGCAGCAATTGTTTTTTCTGCTTCTGCCTGGAGCTCCCTCAAATTATCTAGGTCTATTTTCACTCCCCTAACAGACATATCAACCAGGGCGTTTGTCCCCGGGATCAATAGCTCTGTGTAGAGCCTTTCGAGATCGGGCTCGGCTGCTACTTGAGGTCTAAAGAGTTGATGCAGGTCATAGCCGTAGGCTACATCTCTCGCATTGTACTTCCAGAGAACCTCCTCAGGTATCATTGCATAGGAGCTGTTATCTTTATTGATCCACTTCTTGATACCAACTTCCCAATCGGGTACCCGCAGGAACTTCTTCGCTAGGGTCTTCAGGTCGTGAGTTCCTGGGCGCTCATCCAGAGCATAGTGCTCCAAGAGTGTGTCCTCACTGATGTAAGGGTGAGCACGATACTGTGTGATAAGCCTAGCAGCGTCGAACTGAGCATTATGCCCAGCCCACTTTAGTGAGGGAGCAGCACAAGCGAGCCTCAACGCAGCTCGAACCTCCGCATGATCAAAGACTACTTTAGGGATCACTACAACGTAGTCATGGCCACAGGCGAAAGCGATACTCAAAATGGTGGTGTCTAGTATCTTGAGATTGCTGGTCTCGATATCGAAGTAGACGAATGGCTGTTGCTTTAGCCACTTCAGGAAACGTAAGGAGCCCTCAGTAGATAGAACTGAGTAGTTGTTGAACTCCGGTGCTAGCTCTAGCCTTGGGCCACCCTCTCGTAGGGCTTCCTCCAAGTCGTCAGAAAAGTCTGGCCAGTTACCTGGATGGTATAGAATAGATGCTGGGTGATACGTTGGGAATACTGTAATACCATTCCACTTCAGAGAACTACCATGCACCTTTGAGATCCCCTGTGCTCCCAAGCCGAGTCCCTGTAGAGCAGAGTTCCCAAGCGCGATAATGAGCTCGATCCCTCGCGCTTTGAACTCTTCCTCTAGGGAGACACTACAGAGCGACAGGGCTTCCGCATCGACAGCCTTATTCTTGGAGAGAGCGCACTTACACACGTTCGTATAGTAAAACTTTGTAGGGTCTTGACCACAGGCGCGAATGGCTGCATGTAAGAGCTGCCCACTTTCACCTACAAACGGTCTGCCCTGACGAACTTCTGTACGTCCTGGGGCTTCACCCAGGAAAGCTATCTTCGCTCCTTTGGGGCCAAAGGGGGGTACTCTCCCCCCTTTGGTTCGCAAAGGGCATGTATCACATTGCTTCATTGAGTCCCCCTTGCCCTTATGCTAGGATAGTCGCCGCAGTGATAGACGCCTCTTC